CCCACTTCATCGTTCGTAGCGATGTGTAATATTCATTTTACTAAAGACGCATGGTACCTCGTGACAGATTCGAACTGCCGACCTTCTCCGTGTAAAAGAGACATTCTACCACTGAAATAACGAGGCACATAATATGGCGGAAGACAGAGGAGTCGAACCCCATCCGATTTCTCAGAACCCAGTTTTCAAGGCTGGTCGCAGGACCAACCCCGCTGCATTATCTTCCATAACTTTGGTTCCCAATAGTGGTAACGATCCACTCACCTATCGCTTATCAAGCGATTGCTCTACCTCTGAGCTAATCGGGAATAATTTGGTACCAAGAGTTGGACTCGAACCAACCACACCTAGTGCTTCAAACTAGTGCTCTACCTGATGAGCTACCTTGGCATAATATTTGGGGTATCGTATGAGAATTGAACTCATGATGACGGAATCACAACCCGTAGTTTTACCACTAAACTAACGACACCATAAACTGGTAGGAGCACAGAGAATTGAACTCTGATTTGCTGGTTAAAAGCCAGCTACTTTACCATTAAGTTATACTCCCAAACAGATGCACACTTCCTCGTGCAAATGCACATTTGTTTGGCAGGGGATACAAGAATCAAACTTGTACTAAGAGAGTCAAAGTCTCCTGTGCTATCACTACACCAATCCCCAACAGAATCCTGAATTGTAAAAGAACAATGTTACTAGCACGATGGCTATAAAACAAAAAACCCTCTGGACTTTCATCTCAGAGGGTTTGGTAAGTAAACTGCTTGTATCAGTTATGTACTTGCCAAACCCCCAGAATCCTCAATCGCATTATATCCAAATGATGTGCGTGAGCATGTCCAGCCACTTAATAGCGGGAGATGTCTTTGCATCTGTTTGGATATCATTTTCGATTTCATGATTGAATTCTACTACACCTTTGGTTATTTGTCAAGCACTATCTGGATAACCCTACAACTTGTAAGGTTTTCCAGACAGTAATCTATTTAGACAAGATCTTATCTCATTATTGAATTAAAGTCAACTTTTTCAACATTTATTTGACATTTTTGCAAAAAATCTATACCAAGTTCATCTCGGTAAGAATTACGATAGTAAACTTTAGTAATACCTGCTCCATGAATTAACTTAGCGCAATGAATACAAGGAGCATGAGTACAGAATAAACTGGAGCCATTGCCTGATTCACCATCACGAGCCAATTTGATAATTGCATTTGCTTCAGCATGTATAACCTCATCTTTTGTTTTTAATTCATATAATTTTTTATTTACATCAAGGTAGACATCTGCCTTGCTCTGATATAACATTGATTCTTCTAATGTTGGATCAACATAAATCTTATTTTCGCATTCGTTTGTCCAACCAGATGGCATTCCATTATATCCAATTGAGATGATACGATTGTCTTTTACGACAACCGCACCGACCTGCAATCGTTTTGCACTGGACAACTGCGCAAATCTCTCTGCAGTGTCCATGAATGCCTCAACCCATTTTTGTTTCATCATCTACCTTTAAGTATATCCCATTTCCTATTGCAAGACAATCTAATTCTGAGTCACGGAACAATTCCTCTGCAGATTCCATATGTCCAGCAATAGGTTTCCCTGCCAAATTCAAACTGGTGTTCAATAGAACTGGGCATCCAGTAATTTTATAAAACTCTTCTAACAGAATTCTAAACGCACTACCATTATCATCGACTGTTTGAACACGACAAGTATTATCCACATGTCGAATTGCATCTAAACCAACTTCAATCAAATCACTAACGAACAGCATATGTGGATTATCTATGTCATCTATAAAATAATCTCTCATGTGCTCTCTTAGAATAGAAGCACCGAATGGTCTGTAGTTTTCTCTTCTCTTGATTGCATTGATCTTAATCTTTTCCAAATTAGGATTCATCAGTATGGATCTATTACCCAATGCTCTTGGACCAACTTCTCCATGTCCTTGATACCATGCAACTGTCTTACCAATTGATAGTAGTCTAGCAACTTCTTTGATTAGATTCAAACATGGTTCATCTTCTGGAGCAGTATCAGATTGTACAAATGGAAAATTCGGAAGAGTAAACTTAGGAAGATTATTCTTTATGCGCAACCATTCCAGAGCACCAAGTGACAATCCCTCATCAGTTGAATGTGGTGGTACTACTAAATTAGGAAACTCTTTGAGCAACTTCGTATTCCAGATAACATTCTGTGCCACACCACCACTGTAAAAGACTACATCGTCTTTCTTACAATACTGATGAAAGAAATCAACTAGGATGTCCCCAACTCGTTCATGCACTGTTGCAATCCAGTCGAGTTTTGTATGATTTGCAATGAGTTCATCTTGCTTGTAAGTTTTCCAATTATCAAAACTGAATACCTCATTTATTGAGAGCATGTTGTACTGTTTCAATTGAGTGAGATATTCTTTATCAACATTACCATACGACTGCAAGCCCATTACCTTACCAGCAATATCAGACACATGACCAAAATTGACACCAAGCAATTTACCTGTTTCTGCCATTGATACACCGATAGATCCATTCAACTTCTGCGATCCCTCAGCAATAAACTGTTCACCTTTAAACACAGACCACGCTTTATCCAAGTCACCGAATCCATCTATGACGATGGAAACATCTGGGTTATCAGTTAGCATCCAACCACTCAACGCATGGGCATAGTGATGATTAACTCTCCAAGATGCACATTTGGTTTCTAACCAGTGCCAAGGAATCGCAGGGAATACATCACCATCAGCAAACTTTGGTAGTCCTTTATAAGACCATGGATCAACAACAATAGCAATCTCGTCTAACTCATCTACACCAACTCCGAATATAGTTTTGATGTCATCTTTCCATGCATACAAATCATTATATGCATGATGTTTGATTTGAGTTGTCCTCTCTGATTTGTAATACCTTACAGTACTACCATCAAAGTAGGATATATTGCTGTCATGTTCACAAAGTCTTAATGCTAATAGTTTCATTATCTAACAGTGGCTTGTCCAATAACTGCTCCAGGTTTCTGCAGTGCTTCTTCACGCTTCTTCTTGTATTCTTCATTCTCTACAGGTAAGAGTTGGAATGTACTTGATGGAACTGCAGATACTTTTGGCTCATCATCCATCTCTTTAAATTTATCTTCACGATTCTTGTTCTTGCCTGCTGGCTGAGTTAGTCGATGAGCATCTTCTGTTGCAATCTTAAACTGCACATATGCACGATACACATCACCCTCTTTGAACACGGCAATGTTCTCTCGTTTGAACATACCAATGGCTTGTTTTACACGAACCTTTGATACACGATCAATCTCTCGTTCAACAGCTGAACCTGATCCAGCAGTCTCGAGTGTGGACTCACGAGTAACAGAATCAACATCTGTTTTCAATCGTGCAGCAAGTTGAATCTTAGCATTAAGTGTTGCCTTGTCGATTGCAAACTGCATATCTTTCGATACATCAGTTGCAGTGACTACGATAAACTTCGTATCCTCTGGATCTTTTGCAAGATACCATTGAGGAATGTTATCGAGTTTGTTGGCAGGGATCTCAACTGTTTTGTTGGGATCTCCCTTTAGGGTTGAACATCCAGATAGCAATACCATAGATGCCACTACACAAGTCATAATATATTTCATTTCAAGTTCTCCGTTTAATAACAAAATTGTGGTAAACCACTCGCCTAGCATTAATAGGCACTGACGAAATTTGTCGATAAATCTCATCTCTCGTCATACTGCTACCAAAAGTAATCTTAACTTTGGTGAAGACTGCCATCAGTGTATCTTTACTTTCTTTAGCATCAGACATTATGTCCGCTTGCCACCAGATACCATCAGGTAAAGCCAACTTACCATGTAAGAGATTACTCTTAATTCCATCATAGGGATACATCATATGCATCTTGTCATCGTATACACTAAACAAGTAAACATACATTGGCTCTCTAGTAATTACATCAAATGGATATTTCTGTCCATTGTATGCAAAGTTGCTGGCATTCTCAATGTCTCCTGCCAGTGTTCTGCTTGGGTCAAGTTCAACCTTAACCTCAACAACACAGATATCTTTCTTCTGTTTTACCTTCTCGCTTAATACTTTCTTAAGAGTACCAGCAGATTCAACTTCAGTCTTCTTAACATATTCACACTCAATGCCTTCTGCATTTCGTTCTCTGCAAATATGTTGTTTCTTTACTTCAAATTCTTTTTCAGCGTATCGTTCAATGGCATCACTAACTGCGAATGCTTTTGCTATATTACAATCGGTGGATTCACCTGTCCCAAACGAAACATCTGCGTAAGCATTGACACAAACCAACAACCATAATATAGCAAACTTCTTCACTTTACGCTTTCGAATCCTCAATAATTTTATCTAACTCTTTTGATGCATCCCAGTACTCTTCTGCGAGTCCTCGCCATTTAGTGACTACTAAATCATCACCATCCCAGCGACTCCATGTTTTACCATCCCAGTTACAGTACTGAGGAAAGTCCCATGCAACAGTAGTTACTTCATAACGACCAACATAAGCAGGATTAACTGATGCATCAAACCAATCTGTTCGTTCCAATTCTTGTAGTTCTTCATCGAACTGCTCTTCTTCGTATCGTTCTAGATCCTCAAGAGCATTTGTGAAGTCAAGAATATCCTCAGGCAAATCTTCGATTGAACCACGATCTGTCCAATCAAGTTCAGAATAGTCATCAAAACCATTTTCGAAACGACCAGCAAATCCCATTCCAGGTTCATGATATAGTGCACGAACAGTCCAACCTTCTGTTTCTAAGAATTCATACAGTGTAGTTGGAGGAGACCATGGAGAATCAAAGTGCATGACAATAGTGTTGTCATCTTCTCGTTCCCAATCATGCATAGTGACATCCCACTTACAACCCCAGTTATCACAATTCCAACTATACCAGTTATCTTCTTCAGATGCTGGTCTTGGTCGTAAATGATTAAATGGTTGAGATTCTTCTTTCTGCAGTTCTACTTCGAAAGCATCAATCACTTCTTTACTATCGTGATGCAATGTTGCGGTATTGTAACACCAATTAGGCATAGTTCACTCCATTCATAATAAGTTTCGGTTAATCTATTATACTACTTTTTTGGTTGCAAGGCAACCTTTTCTTTCCACTGAGCAACTGCAGGAATGATACCTGCATCTGCCACGAGTTTCCATGTAATCTTTGGATACATTTTCTGCAACTTCTGGTCTTTAACTGCAATGAGAATTGCAGCTTCAGTAGGATGGATACCTTCCAACAGACCAATGAACAGAGATTCTCTCTTGATTGGCTTTAAGTCTTGGCGCATGAATACATACATTTTCTTTGCTTCAAGAAACAAGTTTGTGTCACACATTCCAACTGGTTGGTCAGCAGGTTTGAAAGGTGGCTCTCCCTCTGGAAGAAGCATCTTGTGTGATGGTAAGAAGTTATGTGCGAACAATACCTTCAATAGAAATTCATCTTTATGTTTCTCAATTGTCTTAGGATCATCGTTGATCTCTTTAAGCATTTCGGTCAAATATTGTTTCATTAAAAATCCTCTAGTTCGTCTAATAATAAACGGCAACGATGTTCAATCAAATAGTTCATGATAGTCATCTTATCACCACTCGGTTGTGTATTTATGTATGCTTTGATAATGTCTTCTGAAACATCTGGAGGGATGAAGTCAAAGTCCACCAGAGTTGCATTACGATGCCAGTTGCGTCGTTCCTCATCATTCTTACATGCAGTGAATCCATTCTCAAAGAACTCTTGGAGTCGTTTAGCACTCATTGGCTTTTGTCGTTCACCTTCCATGAATACATTGTCTTTACTCAGGATGTTTGGAACACCATCACCAGTATCACCTTTAACAATATGTTCAATCTTATGTTCAATGATTTCTTTATGAGTTGCAGTAATGTATTTCTTCTGCATTGGAGACCACTGCTTCACATTGTTGAACAACTGCAACTGTTTGAAATCTTTGTCAGAGGACAAAATCAATACTTTCTGTGGCTCTTCAACCAATCCTTCTTGGACTAACAGATTCTCTTGCGTATACTTAACCAGCACTGCAATGATGTCGTCTGCTTCTGCACGATCCACATGGAGTACTCGATATGGGAATACTTTGGCTAGGTCTTCACGCATCTCTGATAGTGTATCAAAGATTAACTTCCAATCGAGATCTGACTTGTCACGATTAGTCTTACGCATACCTTTATAGAACTCAAAGAATTCTTTACGCCAGTACTTACGACCATCGCAACAAATGACCAACTCTCCGTAATCTTTACCATACTTCTTCTTGTATGACTTGAGTGTGGACAGAGTCACATGACGAATAAGATTCTTCACTTCGGACTCTGATCCTTTCAACTCTCTTTGGAAAGTAAGGATGGCTGCAAGAGCAACCTGACTGTAATCAACTAATATCATAATATTTCTTTCAGCACATAAAAAAGTGAGAGATACAATACCTACCATTACCTGTCATTTTATCTTCTTCGGGTAATGTTAATGGTGTGACAGCATGTTCAATCTTGGATGGGAATATAATGCATCTATTGTTTTGGAGTGTTAATGTATAATTACCGAACTCTGGAAATACCAGATCTCCACCAGTAAATTTTCTTGGTTGTTTAAACAAATGAATTAAAGAAGTCATGGTGCATGCATCAATATGTGCATCATAGTTACTTTTATCTTCATAGTAACTTAACAACATCGTATCTCTAGTGCATCGAGCAATGTATTTAAATATCCAATGACTTTTCTGAAGAAACATCATTATCTCTTCATCAAAAATCTTTCTATTGATTGTTAGTATGTTAGAAATAGTTCTATTTCCAGAGTACGCTTCATCAAGATAAATTCCAAAGTTGTTCTTGGCTAATTTTCCATCTTCATAAAATGCAGATCCTGTTTTATCAGCAGTCACTAATTTATCTGGATGAGTTAAAAACTCTAACTCTCTCCAAATTGAAGATAATTCATTCGGCTCATAAAAGTTATCTAGAATTGCATGAGGGAATGGATTAGCCATGTAATTAATATCCATCAAAATGCTCCCAACAAAATACATTCTTCATTTACACGACCATTCGGCACAGTTGGCTTAGTTGTCAATGTCTTCATTGCATTATTCAATGGTCGTTTGCCAAGTGTTAGTCCAGTGAAGAATACATCTGGCTTGCGCAACATCAGTGTCTTAGATTCTTTCACATCAAATCCGATAATTGTCGTACCCTTAACTGTCAGCACATCGTTGATGGCTTTGTAAACAGTTACCTTACGATACTTCGTATTGTATACCCATACCTCAGATGACCCAACAATCGTCTCTGGCTTGATTGACTTTAGATTAAACTCAGCAAAGTCTTTCATGTACTTCATCTTGGCAACCACTTTACTTGGTGGTTGTGGCTTACGCTTTCGTGGTGCACGATTCGCTTTCGCAGTCTGCACTTGTTGTTGGCAGTCAGCGATGATACCTTCTACAAACTCAGCAAACTTCTTTAGCTCTCGTCTAGTGAGATATGAATAACCCTCAGTGAGTTGATCATCTTCACCATCAAGTGCTTCACGCAATTCTTGCGCTGTTGCAACAAACAATTCACCGATTCGTTTTGCAATAGGTGCACCAACTTCGTTTTTTAACAGATAATTCTTAGCAGAAAATTCACTCTTACCTCGAGTAATAATCCACTCATCAATAGCACCCTCGAATTCACCAGCATGTTCTCTGGCTTTTTCTTCCATTCGTTCTTGAATGCTAATGACATTGGTTGGTGCTTTCACGACTTCAACTTCTTCGATATATTTTGCAGCATTAGCCAGTAGTTCTTTTAACTTGTTTGTAAAGAATGGGCTATACTCAGACAATTGTTTCAAGTCTGTCTGCTCATTCGACATGAGACGACATAATGACCCAAATGTCTGGAAATGAAAGTCAGGGAGTTTCTTAAGTTGTTTAGCAATCTTGGGCTCTTTCTTTGAGAAGAACTCAATCGTAAACATCTTCTGTTCTTTTGACCCAGTGTGCACTGAGTAATATCCCAACGCACGACTCAGACTGGTCGTAAAATCAATCTGGTCGATTGTTGGTTCGAATTTCTTTTGTGATGCAAGAATTGCTTGATTCTTTGCACGACGCTTTGCAGTATTCACAGCCATAGGTTTGTAACCTCCATAATATAATATCTATTATACCGCAATTCGCAATTAATGTCAAGCACTATTTTGCAGTGATTTTCTCGTATAGTTCCACGAAGTCCTCATGGTCTGCAACTTCCTGTGCAAGATTCTGTTTATGATATGTCTTTGCAATCTTGGAAATAACTTTCTTTGGAATTTGCAATGTATCAGATTGTTCTTTAACGATTTCTCGAATTAGATCTCGTTCTGCTTCAGTGCGAATCATAGAGTTACTAATCTCTTGAATAGCACCTTGTAAATCTTTTTTCTGTTCGGGTGTTAATGCGTAATTCATTTCTTACTCCCAAATGATACACCATTAGTTCCACCGATTACACCACCAAGGATGACTGCAGCCATCCAAGTATCAAATGTAACTGGAATCGCCAGTGCTGGGAATAATGTATTCAAAGACCAAATAGTTGCTAGTGGAAATAACAATATCAATATTAATATTGCTACAAGTATGGCTAAAATTTTCATAATTCACTTTCAGGATTGTCCCAAGGTTCTTGGGTATGTTTACGAGATAAAGGTGGAGGATTATAATTATTTGATTTTGGAATAACTGTATTCTCTAATCGAATGAATAGGCTAGTACAAGATTCCCAATGCTCTGTATTTTTATAACCCCAAAACGGTACTTCAAAATAATTAAAACTGGATATTAAACCAGCTGTATTTCTATACCAGTCAGAGTTATCTAATACGATGAACGCAGGTTTACCTTTGGACAGTATTCGTTTTGTTAGTTTATATCTGTTACATGCAGAGTCAATAATTACAATATTATTTTGATTATCTAAATCAAGATCAAATTCTCCATTAGTTAATTGTCTAGGTTCAGCATGGATATATTTTGTTTTAGTTAAAGAATCTTTCATCTTTAAATACCAGTCAAAATCAGTTTCAAATGTAGTCAGAGATTTTACTTTATCTTCGAAATACAATGTACTGTTACCAGATCCAAACTCAACTATGTGATAGTCAGAAAAATCGTGGCTTTCAAAATAATCCATAAAAGAATATGTAAGCAATGGATATGGCTTACCATTTCTCATTGCAATTCCATTTTCTATAGATTCAAAATATCCTCTTAATTCTAAACTACTAAGCATACTACCTAAAGACGCACCTTGCTTGGTCATCTTTTTAAAGTTAATGTTTTTCTCAAATTGAGAATCATCGCCTGTTATGGCATATGCTTCACCAAGATAATCAAACTGTTTCATTACAGATTAAAACTCACTTTCGTTACGGAGTCCCAGCGGAAGGATCTCCATTCTTGTTTTTCTGTATCGAAGACACGAACTGCGGATCCAGAATCCTTGGTACTTGTTCCTTCGGTTTTTGGTTGTTTGTCTGTTGGAATTCGTCCTTCACAGAGAGTACATCGCATATCTCTAAGTGTACCATCTTTTTTGGTAAAAGTAACGCACAAGTCTTTGATGTTTTCATCGTGTAGTACTCCGAGAGTCCATGTTTTAAATTCGTCAAACTCTTTATCCGTTTTGAACACTGTTTGCATTATCAATTTCCCTTTTCAAATCTTCAATCATTGGACCAAAAAATGTAATGAATTCTTTGGTATCATAAAATGTAGTGTGACCATTATCTGTTAGAATCTTTCCATCTTCTTTATATGAAGTTTGTTTTACTGTAAACTCCACTAAATCATATGGATGAGTCTTAACGACAATCACTCTTGTTAATCCCTCACGAACCAACTCATACTCATAGTTCATCTGTTGCCTTTCTGTGCTTGGGTTGACGAATGTACTGAACCTTGCTCTCCACTTTTCGCATGCGATATTTTGGAGTGCGCAAATCCTTTGCTATTGGATTTCTAGGTTTCATTGTTCTATTATACATGTCTTTCTCTTACAAGGCAAATTTCTTTAGTAGTTGTTTTGCATCGTTGCAGTCACCCATGAGATTATCCATCTCTGCAAGGATAATCATCTGCAGCAGACTATCTGCAAGTTGCTGGTCTTCATCATCTAATAGATTATACCATTCCTCGTATTCTTCAATTGAATCTAAAGACCACATATGGTCTAGCATCTCAACTTGATACTCAGTTAGGTTTTCAATCTTAATCATCTTCCATCTCCAGATTATAGTTAATTGCAATTCGTTTATCATAATTTTGTGGTGGTGAAGCACTGTGCATATCACTGCCACTAAAATATAAAAACCTTCCACGAGCAGGTGCTACTTTCGCAACAACTTTTCCATCTTCGTATAAAATTGTTTCTCCATCTGATTCGTTTACATAATACAATAACACATGATGTTTATACGAACCATCTACATGAGGTGGACAAGGTAACTTTGGATAATTATTTGGCTGAGCAACCATGTAGTTGGCTCGTGCTCTAATTATACTTTTACATTTTAACCCACTACCATCAATGAATTTACCCAACAAAATCTCTGAAATATTATACCATGGAGAACTTGCTCCTCCATTTCCTGAAAACAAATGCGCAAATGCTGCAACATCTTGATAGTCAGATGATTCTGGAACATAAGACTCGTCATAAACTGTCTTTCTGTTCAAGTACCATGGAAACATATTTGATGTTAAAGTCTGCTCGACCTCTTCCATCAGATATGCTGGCACTAAATCGTCATAGACTTTGTAGTCCACTATACCATTTCCTTAATGTTAGACCACTTGGCCAACTTTGCTCGTTTGGCTTGTGCTGCTCTTGCAACTGCACTCGCATCGATGATTTCTTCTTCAGTCAGCATCTCAATCATGCATAGCAAATCACCAATTTCTTCTTCGAGTCGTTCACGATTTGTAGCACCAAGATGTTCACCATCAACTCCGAATCGGAATACTTTACTTATCGCTTGCGCAACTTCAGCACATTCTTCTTGACAGATAAGCATAATTTCTTCCTGTCGTGCTGTTTTCATTCTATTCACTGCAAATTTATTCATAACTACCTTTCAAAATTAGTACTGGTTTTTCTTTATAGTCTATAGCCAGTAAAAATAGACTGCTGCTGTTTTGGCTGTTTAAGGTCTGCCACGGATATCCCTCCACAAAGACCACTGGGTTTAACCCCAATCTTTCTTATCACCGTATTGCTCATTGTAATCGTAACCAGCATGGTATGCTTCTAATTCATCTGGTTCAGTTGCTTCTATTCTTGGACCAGATCCACCACCAACTCCACCACGATGTGGGTCACGAGCACGATGGTAGTAAGAGTCCGCTGAACCACGATCAAAGAATGATCCATGGCTTTTGTCAAACATTGAAGTTAGTGCTTGTGCTTCTTTATAAGTCATTCTAATCATTATTGTTCTCCATAATATTGAGCATCATCGTTTGCCACTTCATCTGCATACGACAAGAACTCGTACTGTTTTTCAAGTTCTAAATTCTCACGCTGTTCAAATGCGTCTTGTACCATTTGAATTGGAATGTTAAGTTTAATTGCGATAAACTTAGCAGACATACCTTGTTCAATTAAGTCGTCAATTTCCATTGCTAATTCAGCCATCTTACTCATAATTATACCTTTGAAATTTGAACATCATAAGAAACACGATTCATCTTGTGGTCATACACTGTCATCGTTGATGCAATACCGATTGCATTAAACATATTCTCAAACAACTGACGAACAACTACATTCACACTAACTGAATCACCAACACCACGCTTGATAGCTGCACCTGTCGTATAGAAAGATACACCATTTACAATCACACGATATTTCATAATCAATCCTTATTTAAAAACTATCAAAGCCAACAAGATGCTGTTGAAGAAGAAACCGACTGCATTTGATACGATATACAGCGTATCTTTTTGCACGATTGCTCTAAACAAGAACAACATCAAACCAGACCAAACAAGAATCACCATGCTTACTGGTGGAACATTGTTTGAATAACCTAAAATCACTCCAAGAGTCGTTGGGAGAGTAGCACCATGAATCAGTACCATTCCTAACCAACCACTAAGAGCACCTAACTTTTTAATTGTATTTTCATTTTTCATACAACTATTATACACCAGATTGCAATTAAAGACAAGCACTTTCTGCAAATAAAAAACCCCTGTATCTACAGGGGTTTAGAAGGGTTAATAACCCTACAGGTCGTGGGGTTATCCTAACTTAGGTTATTTTTGAAGATTTTCCAAGCATTTTCCCAACTCCATCTCTGGCTACCTTGTAGAACTCTTTCTCTATTTAATTGCATACACCCATGAACAGCATCTTGTAAGTTTTCATTCATAAATCCAGTCTCTGCTTGGTCAATTACATCTAGTGGTCCATCGCATGGGAATGCTGCAACTGGAGTACCACAAGCCATTGCTTCGATCATAACAATACCAAATGTTTCCCAACGACTTGGAAATACAAACACTTCAGCATTTGCGTAGTATCTTGCTAAATCTTTTCCAGTTTTAAACCCTGTGAAGTGAACATCTGGATATTGTTTCTTGTATGTTTCAAGCATTGGTCCATCACCGACCATAATCTTTTGATATCCACTATACTCTAATTCAAAAAACTTTTCAAGATTCTTTTCTTTGCTAACACGAGAAACACAAAGCAGGTATTTTCCATTTATATTATCATGTCTGTAAGACGGATTGAATATTTCTCTATCTACACCACGAGTCCATGAAATAACTTCTCCACCGAACCCATGTGCCTTAAGATCCTTCACCATAGTTTCAGTGGTTGTCAATACCTTACCACTATGCTTATGAAACCAGCGAACAAATCTCCAAGTTATCCACTCAGGAATGCCAAATAAGGTTTTAAGTCCTTCAGGAAACTTAGTATGATAAGCAGTGTTGTGGCTAATACCACATTTTGAAAGATATGCTCTAGCCCACAAACCCAAAGTACCTTCGGTGGCGATGTGGATATAATCTGGATTGATCTCCTCAATCTTCGAGCCCACTTTCCATGGAAGGGTAATCTTGACTTCGTTGTAGCGAGGGCAATCAAAATGGCGGAACCTGCTGGGATCAAGATAATCAACAGTATAACCATCCCGAATCGCACACGCTTCAATATTTTTGTAAGTGGTAACGACACCATTAATTTGATCTGGTAGATTATCGGTTACAATTAAAATCTTTTTAGTCATCGAACTACTTGAGTATGTTTATGCTTTAGTGATTTCTTCAACGCTTTCAACCACAGTTTCTTTTCTTTGACTCTGTCGTGGTTGATGCATGCTAGATACATCTTCTTTATTATTTTCTGCACTTTCATGGTCGGTCTCCTTTGTCCATGTTATTATTTCCCAGCGTCCATCATGATGCTCAACAAGAGCAGTGCACGACTCAACCCAGTCTCCATCATTCATATATGTCACACCATCGATCTCTTTGATTTCAGCATGGTGAATATGCCCACAGATAACTCCATCATATCCTCGTTTCTTGCAGTATGCTGCAAGATTCTTTTCAAACTGGAACATGAAGTCAGATGCTTTTTTAACTCGGTGTTTTAAATATTTAGACAGTGACCAGTATCCAAAACCTAGTTTGTGACGAATCCAGTTGAAACGAGAGTTCCAATCAAGAACTAAATCATATAGTTTGTCACCAAGAAATGCAAGCCATGGTGCCAGTCTAGTGATACCATCGAATAGATCACCATGTGTGACTAGGTATCGTTTACCATTTACACCGATATGTTCTGTTTGATTTTTTATTTCAATTAGACCGAAAGAGAATCCGTATGGGATCATCGGTCTTAAGAATTCATCATGATTACCTGCAACATAAATTACTCTCGTTCCACGCTTGGCATGACCAAGTATTCTGCGGACAACATTAGTGTGGCTTTGTTTCCATCGCCACTTGTTCTGTTGGATTTTCCAAGCATCAATTATATCACCCACAAGATATAGAGTCTCGCAGGTGTTATGTTTCAAAAAGTTATTTAATTTGTTTGCTTGACAATCACGAGTACCTAAGTGAACATCACTTATGAATATCGTTTTATATTTCATTATCCTTTTAACTCGCCACGCTCGATCAGAATCTTTTTATTAGCTTGATGCTCTGCCTGTGTCAAGTCTTTATTTTCACCTTTGTATGGTACTGCGTAGTTGTTTTGAATTAACCAATCATTGACACGAGTGCCATCTTCAAGAATAATTACACCAAGGATTCTACCAAACTTATCATCGTTGCTATCAGGTTTTTGTGTTTCAATAATTTGCCAAGAACCAATAGGTAGTTTCTCTGCTAATTTCTTTTTAGAGAGTACACCACGAACCTTTTCTTCTGCAATAGTAGTTCTTGATTCTGGAGTATCGACACCAGCCAAGCGCACTCTTTGATTAGCAAGGATAATTTTGAAACCTAAATCTAAATCGATGTCAACTGTGTCACCATCAAGAACTTTAATAATCTTACATTTATATTGATACATAATATCCTCAGTCGTTTCTAGTATTTCTTGTTTGTGGATCGTCTGGATGTAATTCAACTGCTGGAGTTACTGCCAGTGGCATTGGTCTTGGTGCCATTGAAACTGGTGTTGGTGTCACACTTGCTGGCACGACTGGTGTTGCTACATTTGCAGCAGTACCAGCAATTTTCTCTTGTGTACGACCAAACGCTGCAATACCTAAAACAGCACCCATTGCTAGGTGGAATAAACCAGCACCTTGTAGTGTTAGTGGATTCCATTGTGTTATTGGAGTATGAGTAATTGTTTGTAGTAATGACCATGCAACTGGAAATATTACCATGTCCATCATACAGACAACCATGTACATCCAACCCATGGCTGGACGCCATTTCTTCTGCATCCAGTCTTCGTCTTTTTTAACTTCTGTTGTCATTTTAGTCTTTCTTAGGTGCTGAATCTAATGGTTTGATTTTCTTAGTAACATTAGTTTTTTCTTCAAGAATAGCAATGTGAAGTCTATTTTCTTGAATGGCATCTCTGTTGCGTTGAACCGCTTCTGTTAAATCTTGACGCAGTTTTTCACGAGCAAGTTCTGCGCCAGTGTTTGATGCTTGTTTATTGTCGCTTGTTACTACTAGACTAACTTTTGCATTTAGTACAGTAACATCATGCTGTAGTGCACCTAATGCACTAATCAAATAACCTGTGCTACCAATCAATAGTGGTAGCAATGCAAATAATAACTTCTCAATGAATGCACCTTTTTGATCCTGTTTATTTTCTTCTGCCATTTTAAAACTCCATTTATTATAGTGTTATTGGAATCCATAACCACAATGCTTGTGACATCATTAATGCAGCGACAAGCCCTACTATTTTACTCGCAGAATATAATCTAGTGTTGACTGCTAAGATTGATGCTGTTAGTAAAACAATTGCAATTTGAAACAAAGAACCAGCATATGTATACCAAGGAGATCTTGCTTTAGCAACAGATCTCTCAGCTTCTAATGCTCTTGCCTTTGCCATTAGTTCTTTCTTACCTTCTTTTGGTTCATTCTCATATCGATCAATCTTTGCCTTTAGTTTGGCAATTTTTTCTTTATCACCACGAAACTGCGCATCATCTAAAGATTGTTCTGCCAATGTTTGTTTAATAGACTTTGCTTGATAGAAAGACCATGTATTGTTTGCTTCTATAGTATTGTTTAGAATTTTGCTAGAATTAGAAC